AGTTTTACTCTTTTAAAAAAATTTTTAACTTCTGTATAATTTGATATAGTTTGACCTCCTGGAGATCTATCAACATATTGGAAGTTAGGAACTTGTCTGAAATAAGGTTTTGTCATCTTAGTATCCCATGGTTGGTCCATCTACATCATCAATATCTTCATTGTAAATGGGTTCAATTTCGTCAAATTGCATGTCAACCGTGTATGATGTCATTGATCCTGCTCCTTTAGTATTGGGATTTTTTGGATCATTGCTTCCATAAGTCATATAACTTCCATCAGGGGTATAATTGACATTAAAAGATGTTAATGCACATGGTTTAATCTTATTTAAAAAAGGGTGATCTCCACCACTATTGTAAATATATTTTATTTCATAAACTGAAGGAACTCCTAAAAATAAAGATCCTGGAGATTGTCTAACTGCCATAGTTTTTTTAAAAACTTTAATGATTGCTCTAATTATTTCAGATTCATCTGCATCTCTTGGAGTAAATCTAAAGTTGTATCTAAAACTTCTAAGTTTTGGTCCTTGAAAAAGAAGTTCTAGGTTTGGATTAATAACCATTCCAGATCTACCAAGGAGATTTGAATTAACTGCTTGTCCTGCAAAGTATGCAGAGATAAAAGGAGCTAATTGTGGATAAGTTTCCAACAAAGTTTTAACTGCTCCACTTAATTGATTTCCTGCATTTTGGAGAGCTCCAGCAAATCCCCCTGGATTACTGGCAAATCCTTGGATTGTATTATAGGCTGTTTGTCCAAACAATGCTGAAATAGGATTTAGTTCATCAGATCCCCATCCTACGGAATTGGATTCAGAAATTCCCGGTGTCATTGGAAGAAAAATTTGAGTTCCTGTTTGTTTGTATCTTTGATTTTCTGCCGATGAATTAAAACGACTTCTTACTCTTTCGATACTGAGATGTGGAATACTTCCTACACCAAATCCAGGAATATATTCAATAGGTACAATTTGAATAAAATCATATGGAGAGTTTCCATGATCTCTTGGATATACTAAAGTAGAATATTTTTTTGATATTGCTAGTTGATCATTTGTATATGCTGTTAGTGTTAGTGCAGCACCTTCACCTATCTCTGGTTGAAATGTTGAAACTGTCGAAGTAGGATCCGCTCCTCCACCGCTACTTGGATCTGCACTTGGATCTGGTGCAAGAGGTGGTGCTGCACTCGGATCTGGACTTAATGGTAGTACTGGAGGTATTTGAGATCCTCCTGGTGCTGTGCTTTGGCTAATATAATATGCTTGGTTTACTTGATTTAATGTTAGTGGTGTTGATTTGTCTACTACTGATGCTGCATTTTGCCTTGCTGCATAGTTTAATGTATTTGGACCTTTTGCTACTAGTTCTTTTCTTGTAGATTCCCCTAAAATATAATTTGATGAATTTGGATTAACAGCGCCGCCTATTGAACCATTTGGATTTGTTGGGCTTGGTGGATTGATAATTCTTGCTTCATTTTCTTTTAATGCTTTCCAAGTTCCATCTGCTTGCAATATTGCAGACTCAACATATTGAATAGTATTAAATGGACCTGGTTTTTGATATACTAAAGTTGTGCTCAATGTAGATGGATTTATTGTTCCCGCACCAGCTGGTTCTTCATATGTAACATAAAAATTGAAATATAACTTAGCATTTCCTACACCATAGTTAAAGCTAGTTTTAGGTGCGGTCGCATTTATAATTTTTTTCGCCATCAATCCTCTCCTTTAATTGTGGGAGGACTAAGTATCTCAATTTTTTGTAGAGTATGAGACATTTATACTTTTTTTATCTATTTAGTTATGATTTCATAAACCTTGCATAAGGAATAGAACGAAGATATTCAATCTCATTATTTTTGATTGTATGAAGTTTTCCTGCAACTTCTAACCATGTGTAATTTCTTACACTACCCCAATGAAAATTTAAACCTTTAAATCCCCACTTCTGAACTTCTAGACATGCTATTAAAGGAAACTGATCAAATTCAATCTCTTGTGTTTTTGGTAAGTATATAAATGTATAATATTTTCCAACATCCGGAATGAACTCAGTGTCACGAAAGATATCCATAATTTCCATCATTATAGATTCGGAGTCTGTGATACCAGAAATTCTTTTTTTGAGTTGTGCTACTCTTGGCGATGAAGTTTTAACATCCTTACCAAAACCCTCTGCCATTACTTGATACCTAATTCCGATTCGGTTATCACGCGAAAACCTATCATGTGGTCGTCACACCATTCTTGAATTGATTTCCATTTTGCTTGATTCACCATATAAGTTTTCATCTCATTCAAATATGTCTGCTTTCTTTTATTTCCTTTTACTGGAGGTATAGTTTGTTTTTTTGGTTTTATTTCTATGATATATTTCCTCACTTTATTGTCATTTTCTAAAACTTCAATAATGAAATCTGGAAAATATCTACAAACCTTATTTTTAACTGGATTAAAATAAGGAACAAAAAATTCTTCTGAACCATATCTCAATACGTTTGGTGTTCTATCACACCATCTCATAAACTTTAATTCCCAAGAACTTCTATAAACGATATTTCGTGGATTTCCGATATATTTTTCTGGATTTTGTGGATGGAAAAAACCCTGATGATACTTTGAATCACGCGGCATTTTTCCAACCTCTGTGAGATTTATTTCTTCCCGCCACCACTTGCTGTAAGCATCCAATATTTAAATCATTTTCTTTGGCAAATTTCGTAAGATTTTTTATTTCTATAATTTTTCCTTCAGGAGAAATCAGTTTATATTCTTTACTATTTTTTTCTGATAATTTTTGTTTTGTGCTTTCTAAACAAGGTTTTCCAATAAGTGGACTTTTATTATTTTTAAACCACTCTTTTCTTTTTTGACTTTGCTTTTTCTTTGTTTCTTTGGAGTGGTTTTTTCCCCACATTGGATTTAACTCACCAAATCTCTGACTTCCATGCATTCCATTTTTTTCTTTATAATTTGCACGAGTCATTCTAAAATCATTATCTTCACATAATTTTAAAGTTATTTGTCTAAGATTTTCTTTTGTTTCTTCGGTGTGTTTCTTCCCATAGAAAGGATTTAATTCTCCAATAAGTCCTTCAGAAGTTGCTTCATACTCTTCACATATATCAATAGAATCACAATCTAAATTAAAAGTTCTATTAAGATTCTTTGTATTGAACTTCAGGATTTTTTTCATTTTAGAATTAAATATTCCATATTATTTATACTTTCTCCCATATCCCTACTACATAATATATAAGCAAAAATATTTATAAATGGCAGGACCATCTCCAAATACGCTTTCTATTAGTCAGATTAAAAGTAATCTTTTAAATCTTGCTCAAACTTCTGTATATCAAGTAAGATTATCTCCTGCACCGGGGTTGGGTTCTTTTGCTGAGTTTAGGGGTATTACTGGTGGAGATATTTCTAACATCGAACTTTTATGCTCAGAGACAAATCTTCCAGGTTCATCTCTCGCAACTCATGATGTAGCTAACGATTATCCCGGAGTAGCAGAGAAATTTGCCTATAGAAGAATATATGATGAAACAGTTGATTTTACATTTTATGTTGATAAAGATTATAAAGTAATAGAATACCTAGATGCATGGATGAATTATGTAACTGGGCAAGGAACTACATTCACAAATGACCAATATGTTGATAGGTATCGTTATTACAGAATGAATTATCCAAATCTTTACAAAACTGATAATCTTTATATCACTAAATTTGAAAAAGATACAAGTAATTCAATGACATATCAGTTCATTGGGGCATTTCCTATTAACATTGTTTCTATGCCAGTGTCTTATGAAGCAAGTAGCATTTTAAAATGTACTGCCTCATTTTCTTACATGCGATATGTGAGAACTAGAGGAATATCTTCGGTAATACAAACATCACAAAATTCAAACTCTCCAGGAAATCCTGAATTAAACAATACGGACAATACGGAAGATGTAAGCAACAGACCAACTTTAGCTAGACTAGCAGAAAGTTATCCTTCATTAACATATGATCAACGAGCAGCAGCTTTGGAAGGGGAAGAAGTATCACGAAGATTACCTTCTTTAGTACGAAATGTGCCATCAGTTATTGGTTTTAGATTGTAAAAATATTTTTTAAATGAGAACTTTTATTATGACAAATAAATAATTAAGACTGAAATTTCTATAGGACATTATGCCTTTACCAACTATTGCGACTCCAACCTATGAACTTGAGTTGCCTTCTTCAGGTCAAACAATTAAATACAGACCTTTTCTTGTAAAAGAAGAAAAACTTTTAGTTCTTGCACTAGAAAGTGAAAGTACAAAAGAAATATCAACAGCTATTAAATCTGTATTAAAAAATTGTATTCAAACTAAAAATGTAAAAGTAGAAAATCTTCCTACTTTTGATATTGAATATTTGTTTTTAAATATTCGTGGAAAATCTGTTGGAGAAGAAATAGAAGTTAATCTTATTGCTCCTGATGAT